TAAATTTAAATTTATATGATACTTTTTTTGAAATTAAACAATGTGGTGGAGGTAGTATGTCAAAAAATTTATCTTCTCTTTTATATGAAAAGAGAGATTTATTAGTTAAAACATTTGCAAATTTAATTGTTCAACTTGGTATTACTTATTATGCAATGGAAAAGTATTCGAGTGACAAAGAAAAAGACAAAGACAAAGGAAAAAATTTAACAATACTTGTTATTATCTATTTATTTGCGTTTGTTATTGTACTCGGATTTATTCCCATGCCATCATGGTTAAAATTAATTTTATTTTGCGGATTTTCATATAGTTTAGGTTATATTTTATCTAGTTTAAAAGTAGTTGCAGGTGAAGAGGTTATAAATACAGCATTATTAGGGACAATAAGTATTTTTGGAATAATGTTTTCATTAGGTTTATTTATGTTATTATCAGGAATAAAAATAGGATTTAGAACAGGAATTTTTTTATTTTTTAGTTTGTTATTTTTAATTACTTCACGTTTAATAAATAATTTTATATCTAAATCATCTACTATAACGAGAAATCTTACTATATTTGCTTTAATAATATTTTCCATTTATATTATTTATGATACAAATACAATATTACAAAAAAATTATAATGGTGATTTTATTACTGCTTCTCTTGATTATTATCTTGATATAATTAATATTTTTACAAAATTAGTAAGATTGAATAATGATAATTAAGTATTTATAATAAAATCCAACAAATTAATTATAAATTTTTAATTTACCTTAATGCTTGCTACCTGCTATCTACTATCTACTATCTACTATCTACTATCTACTATCTACTATCTGCTATCTGCTATCTGCTATCTGCTATCTGCTATCTACTATCTACTATCTACTATCTACTATCTGCTATCTGCTATCTGCTATCTACTATTTATTTACTATTTATCTTCACTATCGAATATCCAACTATTGCACATAATGCAATTATTAACCAATCATTTTCTGGTGGTATATTCATAAAATTAGTGTGTATTTGTCTTTTTACCATCATATTGGCTTTAGACATAGTCACTTTCTTTTTATTATTTATAAAATTTTCTCGATTAAGCTTCGCATTGAAGACAACTTTTCTCATAAAAATTTTAGTATGATTCATCATCATCATTTCTTATTAATTGTGCTTTGTTTTAAAGCACAAAAAATTTAATCAATTTTAATTCGACCTCCTGTAAAAATATATAAAGTTGTTTATATTCACTCTGCCATTGAACTATTCAAGAAGATTGCTGTAAGGAGGTATATAGATATATAAAATGTCTTTAAGTTGTTTTTTAATAGATATTTATATAAATCGTTAAATGACTTAAACAAATCCTTTTATATAATGTATATTCATACCTAGTATTCATACTTGATAAGAAATGCATAAGAATAATTCACGTTTTGCTTCATTAGTTGATGACACTTCTAGTAAATCAGTATTTGGTAAAAATAAATCAAAAAACAATAATGAATCAAAAAACAATAATGAATCAAAAAACAATAATGAAAAGAAAGATGTTAAACCTGTTATAAAGACTGATTCTTCTAATTTTTTCAAAAATGATAGACCACAATTTCAAAGAGATAATTATAGGAGCCCTTATGGTAGTAATAAAGAATATATAGAAATGATAGAAAAGCAAGAAAAATTGAAAAAAGCTGAAGAAGAAAAGAGAAAAGAAGAAGAAAAAATGGCTGCACTATCAATTGATAGTTTTCCTGAGTTAGCTAAGGTTAATATAAAACCTATACAAAGAACTATTTTTCTTGAAAAATTAAAAACGAATGTAAATAATAATGATGATAGACAAATAGTAGAACCTAATATAGTAAAACCAGGTTGGATAGAAATGACACGAGAATCAAGTACAATAGAAAAAAGAGATAAAATAGAAGATGTTACAAAAAAAACACAAAAAAACTTGGCATATAAAGTATTTGATAAATTGACGCAATTACATGAAAAACGGACTGCTGAATATATAAAAAATTGGGGTCAAGATGAATGGGAACGAACTTTTTTGTTTTCAAATTATGATTACCATTATTTTGACAAATTAGACGAAATTTATGAAAAAAACAATCCAAAATTCGATGAAGAATATGAACAATTTTCAGAAGATGATGATTTTTTTTGAAAAAATATTAGTTTAATACTATAATGTATTATATAAACATTTTTATAATAGATTATGGATTATATAGAAGAAAGAAATAAACATTTAGATGATGATTGGATACACAATTTTGATAAAACAGACGAACTATACAAAGATTTTTACAAAGATAATGTATATTTCTCAGATTTAAAGGTTGTATATGTAAACAGGTCAAATGAAATTGAAAAAATTAATCAGGCTCCTTTTTTAATGTCAAAACCAAATTGTATTACAAGAGAAGAAATTCTTGAAATACTTAAGAGAACGGCAATGGAAGATAATAGAAAATATTCATTATTATCCATATTGAAATATAATATATTGTTAGAACCATATGAAATTAAAAATTTTTTACTAAATTCATCCGAAGATACAAGTAATTATTTAAGTGTTATTAAAAATATTGACACTATATATTTTCAAAAAACAATAAATATGTTTCAAGATTTAAATGAAATAATACTTATTTTTTATGAAAAATCACAAGAACTTAAAAAAGTTGACCATAATACATGCACTAAACGTGTGTATATAGGAAGTAGTAAAAAGAAAACTATAAAAAAAAGATATAAAGACTAGTTATTACTATATAGTAACATCAGAATGTCAGCACTTGTGAACGCACTTGATAATTATAGTCCACAGCAAATTGGAGAAAATGGTCATGTAGAATATGGATGGTCAAATAGTCTTCAAGAGAACATTATCCAGTTCTCTTTTCAAGTTACCAGAACAGATGAGTATGGACTAGATAGATTGCGTCAGATACTGACTGAAATGTTACAGATCTTGAAGCATCAATTGCAAACCGGGTCTTTGCCTGAAAAAGAGGTCGCAAAAGGATATCTTACCATTCTTTACAAGATTATTGGACAAACGCGCGACATTATAGATGGCAAGGGTGAGTGCGTATTAACATACATGATGTTGTATACGTGGCATCAGTTCTTTCCAGAACTCGCTTTATTTGCTCTCAAGTGTTTGGTAGATTTGGGCAATAAAAATATACATCAATATGGTTCTTGGAAAGATATCAAGTATTTTTGCGATTACTGCAAAAAACATGGAGAAAATATTGATTATCCAATGGTTCAGGAGTCAATTCGTCTTATCAATCATCAGTTGCGTAAGGATTTTGACAATGTATTGAACCCATCTGACATGAGTTTGGCTGCTAAGTGGGTGCCTAGAGAAAAATCCAGTTTTGGATGGACTTATCAAGCACTAGCTACTGACTACTTTAAGGAATACATTACTACTGCTAGCTCTGATGAGAGCAAATTTAAGGCTATACTAAAGTGCAAAACTGAATATCGTAAACTGATTTCGTCACTAAATAATGCGCTAGACACTCTCCAGATTAAGCAGTGTGCCAATACTTGGGCAGACATTGAATTTGGTAAGGTAACATCTATTTCACTTAATAAACAGAAGAAGGCTTTCTTAAACGTGAATAAAAAGAATGTTGTGAGATATCCTTATAGACCTGACAGAGTCCAATGTGCAGAGAATTTTAATGCTCATGTTCAGAAAGCTGTTAATTGTGAAATTGAAATGAAAGGAGCTCGTGTTGGTTTCGCCGATTTTACCAAGCAAGCGCGTTCACTTTACATAAATAATGGTTCGCAAGTGGAAAAGGACTTACTTAACTCCCAGTGGCGCGATAATTCCAAGCTTACATGTGCACTAGAAAACATGATTGCAATGGTGGATCTTTCTGATTCCATGAGTGGCGACCCTATGGATGTTGCCATTGCTATGGGTATTCGCATTGCAGAAAAGTCCAAGTTGGGTAAGCGAGTTATGACTTTCACACTAAATCCTAGATGGGTTAATTTGGATCCTTACAATGACTTTGTATCTCAGGTGGAGGCAGTAGAGGCTGGTGATGTCGGTTATAATACTGATTTTCATAAGGCACTTAATCTTATTTTGGACACCATCGTTGATAACAAAATGGAACCTGATGATGTAGAAAATATGGTACTTGTGTTACTTTCTGACATGCAGATTGATGAGGCTGAACCGAAGGATCATTATAATACAACATCACGTATTCAAAAGAGAGAAGCACTTTATCAGACAATTACGCAGAAGTATGCGGAGGCAGGGATGAGGGTACATGGTAAACCATACAAACCTCCTCATATACTCTTCTGGAATTTACGTAGCACAACTGGATTTCCTTGCTTGTCGTCAGAGAAAAATATTAGTATGATGTCTGGTTTCAGTCCTGCTCTTTTGAACTTGTTTTGTGACAAGGGTATTGAAGCACTCCTTTCTTGTACTCCTTGGTCCGTTTTGACACAAAGTTTAGAAAATGACAGATATAAAATTATGGGTAATTATTTGGAATCTAGATTATCCATTTTTTAAATATAAATATATATGTATAGATAGATATGGATTATAGTCCTAAAATTATTCCATTTCCGTATCTTGATAATATTTACAATACAAATAAAAGAATATAATATTTATAATATCAGATAATGAAATAAAAAGTTATTATGAAATAAAAAGTTATTATGAATATATTATTAGTCAGTTAAAAATATTATATAATAAATGTGGTATAAATAACTATAAACTTGTATTATTATTTCAAAGATTGTATGAAATGTATAATGAATACAAAAGTTCACTCATTCAGATTCAAAGTCCCTCACCAGAATCTGCAAAAAAAAAATGGGGTTTTTGGGGAGGTTCTACAACTAGTCAATTGAGCATAGCAGCATATGAAAAAAATGACGTAACAGGTGAATTAGCTCAATTTATTGTATTATTAAAGCAATTTACTTTTAGAGAGATGAATCAAATTAATGAAAAAAGAAGAGGATTAGAACCACTTAGAAAAAGATTGACTAGTATTGATAATGTAATACCTGATGATATTGTACATTCAAATATAGATACGTTTTTTGACGTTGTAAGTAATGTTAAAAAAGTAATTCTAAATATGACAAGAGGAAACTGGGTAGGAAAATTAGGATTCAGCAAAGAATATCTATATATGTTGCGTAAACCAGTTAATGGAACAGGTTGGTTTGGAGAGAGTGAAACGTCAGAATATGGTTTAAATGGTGGAAAAACTCGTAGAAAATCTAATAGAAAAACTCGTAGAAGGTCTCGTAGAAAAACTCGTCGTCGTAGTCGTCGTTAATTTATTTCATTAGGTAAATGTTTCGTTCATTCCATAATAAAGAATAGTGTTTTTTAGTTTGTTCTCCTCTATAACCATTATATTGTCTCAAAATAATGACATTATTAAAGACAACTACAAATTCATCTATTGTATTTTGTATTTTAATATTTGCAAAATATAATTCCATTTTCATTTTGTCTTCTTTTGTGAAATACTTTCCTAGTAAATTGGGTCCTGTAGGTTCCAAACAATTTTCGCCATAAAAATTATTTTGTACATTGCCTACAATTTGTCTAATACATTTATGCATAATTTCATTTCTTGGTTTTACTGCAATAAGTCCCGTTAATGTACCGCCACCACTTGTATCCAAATCCCTGACAAAATATTCTTTTTCTGTAAGCGCAATAAATCTGAAACCATTTACGCATTGAAATTTTATATCAAAATATATTCCGCCATGAATGTATAAAACACAATAACGCCATAAATCGGATTTATAAGAGCTCGGTATTATACGATTGTATGCATTTAAGACGTCATTATCAAAATTATCTCGTATAAAATCATTGCATTCTATTTCATCAAATAAATGGTGATTAAAATTGGGATGCATTTTCACCATTCTCTCGTAGTTCAATTTCATAACTTGTGGTAAATCCTTTGTATGCCAACAAGTAAATGTTTTTAATGGTATAATGGATTGATAATTTGGTTTAAAAAAAAAAGTCCTATTTATTGCATTCACTTTTTGTAAATATAATATATTTGTTACAATTTTTTTCTTTTTTCTATCTTTTTTATCTTTTCTTTCAAGAAAATTCATATATTATATTCTTTAATTATT